AGGTGCAGAGAATGAGGTGGATATCGGTCTTAAAACCGCTAAAACAGCAACAGAACAAGCTAAAGCAAGAAGTATGCATAGTGGTTCTGACCTATCAGATCTTGACTTTGTTGAGAAAGAATCAGGGGTGGGTAATGCAAGAGATCAAGAATCAAATGATAAAAAACATGCTCAAAATATGGAAAGTAAAGAACATGATAGATTATCTACTCTTGACAAGGTAGCCTTTGATGCGTTAAATAAGGGGTAAGTAGTTGTAGTAAACGGGGCCTTTATAATTTAATTTAAAATAAGGTAACAATATGACAGAAATAGAGCAGGTAGATATTCAAATTGAATCAGCTCATAAAATGCGTAAATTACGAGATAGCTGTGTTAAGTTAATGGATAGTCAATATTTTAAAGATGTTATTGATCAAGGGTACTTTAAAGAAGAAGCAGCTAGATTAGTTATGGCTAAAAGCTCTAATCTTACTGCTGAACAAATGAACCTAATAGATAATATGCAGTATGGAGTTGGTGCTTTAGCTAACTACCTTGAAGCTGTTATGCGTAGAGGTACTGAAATGGATACAGCTTTAAAAGAACACGAAGAAACTCGTGAAGAAATTCTAGCTGAGGAGGTATCTGTATGACTGAGACTGCTTTAGGGTTATCTGATGCAGAATTCTTAAAACAAGATCCTGCTACTTTTTTATCTGAAGAACCTACTTCAGACACAGAAGAAGTAGCTGATAAAGAAATTGAATCATCAGATCAAACTGATGAGACCGATGATGTAACCTCTGATACTACAGTAGAAGAGGGTAGTGACGCACAGGAGCAAACTGAAACTACCGCTGATGAGGATGAAGTAAGCCAACCTGATGGGGATACCCAAACGGAGCATGAACCTTCCGATAATAGTGATGTAACAGAATCTCTTGATACTAGTAAGAAAGACTCGACTGATACAAAGGACGATAGTCCGGAAACTAAAGAGTTTGATTACGAAAGTGCATATAAAAAGGTGTCTGAACCTTTCAAAGCCAATGGCGTTGATATGCAGGTTACGGATCCTCAGGATATCGTTCGTCTAATGCAGATGGGCGCTAATTATCAGAAGAAGATGGCGCAAATGAAGCCTAATCTAAAGATAATTAAGATGTTAGAAAACAACGAACTTCTTGATGAAGTTAAGTTGCATAATCTAATTGATATATCTAAGAAGAATCCTAAAGCTGTTGCTAAGCTTATTAAAGAAAGTGGGATAGACCCTTTAGATATTGATACGGAAGTACCCATAGATTACAAGCCGACAGATTATTCTGTTACTGATAAAGAATACCATTTAGATCAAGTACTCGATGAAATCAAAGATACTGATACCTTTAACAAAACAATTAATGTTTTAACTAAAGAATGGGATGTTAAGAGTAAATCCACTATTTCAGATAATCCTGAAATTATTGGTATTATTAACTCTCATATGGGTAATGGTGTATTTGATAAAGTTAATGCGATGCTACAGCAGGAGAAAGCACTAGGTAAATTATCTGGTATTGCTGATGTAGATGCGTATAGACAGATCGCCGAGCACATGCATAAAACCGGTATTCTTCATGAGCAGGGCTCTAATAAGAAAGGTACTCCCAAAGTGTCAAGCGAGACTGAAACAAACTCACAAGCTAATGCTAATCGTAATAAACAACGTAAAGCAGTAGCACCGGTCAAGCAGACTACTACAAAAAAAGCTACATCTGATGAAAATTTTTTAGGTTTATCAGATGAGGAATTTATGAAAAAGTATGCTGGTCGGTAATTTTAATTACTATTAAATAGGAAAATATTATGGCTAACGAAAATGCTTATAATGCTCCCACTAGTACTGCTGGTGGAACTGCATCTGGTATAGGTGCGCAAGCACGAACAGATTATTATTTTAAGAAAGCTCTTATTGCTGTTAGGGACCACCAGTATTTCATGCCTTTGGCTGATGTACGAGCGATGCCTAAGCATATGGGTAAGAAAATCAAGCAAGATGTTTATGTTCCTATGCTTGATACATTAAATGTAGGAGACCAGGGTCTAGATGCGGCAGCTGCTGCTATTGCAAAAAACACATGGACTGCTTGGAATGCTGCTGGTGCGGTAGTATCAGTAGATACTACTTCACAAGCCTTAGCTATAGCAGAAACTGGTGCAGTAGACGTTGCACCAAATGGTCAAAATCTTTATGGCTCTTATAAAGATATTGGTGCAATTAAGAAAAAGATCCCAACGTTACGTGAGAACGGCGGACGAGTTAACCGAGTTGGGTTTACACGTACTCAAATTGAAGGTGATTTGCTTAAACGTGGATTTTTTACTGAGTATACTCAGGAATCTATGGATTTCGATACTGATGAGGAATTGTTATCCCACATCACTGAGGAAGCTCTTGTTGGTGCTAATGAGTTAACTGAAGCTGAGCTTCAGAATGATTTAATCACTAACGCAACTTCTAATGGTACTGCTTATTACTGTTCAGCTACTGCCGGTGGCGCTGTTACAACAGGTAGTGGATTGGATGTTGATGAGGTAGTTACATATAATGACTTGATGAATCTTTCGATTGCTTTGGATGATAACAAAACTCCTAAGCAAACAAAGATCATTAGTGGATCTCGTATGGTTGATACTAAAACCATTAATGGTGGTCGAGTCATGTTTATAGGAACTGACTTAATTCCTGTAGTACGTAAGATGACAGGAATTGATCCTAGTTCTGCTGTAGGTTCTGGCTTTGTTGGCGTAGAAAAATATGCTGACGCTGGTAATGTGCTACATGGAGAAATCGGAACTGTTGATCAATTCCGTATGGTTGTAGTTCCAGAAATGCAGTATGACATAAAAGGTGGTGCAGCTTCTGCTGATACTGCAGGTACTGGTAAAAATGGTGCAGATATCTTCCCAATGTTGGTTGTTGGTGATGGTGCATTTACAACTATCGGTTTCCAAACAGATGGCAAAAGCGTTAAGTTTTCAGTAAATCACAAGAAACCTGGTAAAGAGATTGCCTCTTTAGATGATCCATATGGTGAGGTAGGATTCTACTCTATCAAATGGTATTATGGCTTTATGGCACTTCGACCAGAGCGTCTTGGTATTATTTGGACAGCTAAAACAGCAGTAGCATAATTGGGGTTTTTACCCGGTCCTTTGGGGGTGCTAGCGCCCCCGGAGGACACCCTTTTTTTTAAATAAAACTAGGAGATGAGACATGGAAATGGAAATTGAAACTCCCATTAATAAAATGGACAATAAAGAAATTAAAGAAGAATTAGAAAGTAACGGCATTATTTTACATCATAAAACAGGTATAGATAAACTTACTACTACACTTAAAGAAGTTCGTGCTGGTACATACAAAGCACCTAATAAAGAAGCTATTGCAGATCCTATTGCTGCTGGTTCTCTTTCGGGATCAACTGCAGCATCTAGAGCTGCAAAGGCATTACATTTAAAAGGAACTTCAGAACAACAAGCTATGAAACTTACTCGTATAGTAGTTGTTCCTAATGATCCTAATATGAGTGCATATCCAGGACTTATTTTTACTGTAGGGGCTTCGGGGCTTAATAATGGTGAGATGGTTAAAAAGTATGTTCCATTTAATAATGAGGAAGGTTGGCATGTTCCTCAGATTATTCTTAATCAAATTGAACATGCTCAAATGCAGAAATTTAAAACTGTTGTTTCTCCTAATGGTGAGAAAGTTTTAGAACCTTATTTAACTAAAAAGTTTAATGTAAGAATTCTACCAGATCTTACTTTAGCTGAACTAGAAAAACTGGCTGCATCTCAACAAGCTGCAGGATTTAATGTAGGAGCTAATATCTAATGCCAATCACTATCGCTAATTTAACTGCAGGCGTTTCTACAGATACAGATAATGTAGTAACAGGTACTGGTGTATTTGATGATATGATGGAAACTGTTAATGCTCATTTAGCTGCACAGTTTGCTTTAGGTCGAATTACCGGTAGTGATTACGCAACAGTGTATCTAACAGCAATGCAGGCTACTGTACAGCAAGCTGTTGCATACACTATAGGTATGCAAAAAGGTAATGCAGAGGAGACTTTATTATTTCAAAAAGAAGTTACTGAATTTGCACAAACTGATAAAGCAACTAAAGTAGCTCCAACTACTACTAGTGTAATGGGAGCACAAGCTGCTTTATCTGCTGAACAGGCTAAAGGATTTAAATGGAATGCAGATCAAAAATATCTTAAAACTCTCCTAGATGCTTGGAGTATTAATATCTCTACAGCAGGTGTAGCAGCTACTCAAGTAACTGCAATTAATGCAACAGGTACAGGTAATATAAATACTCAGATATCTAACGCAGAACCTACTGGGTAAAAATAATGGCCGTATTTGTAGTAGCTATTATAACTATGCTTATAGTAGTAGCTGTTATTATATATATAGTTGAAGCAGTTATTCAATTAGTTGAAACTATTATTCAACTTATATCTATAATTCTTGGGTGGGAACCAGACAGTCAAACAATTGAATACTATGAAGTTCATAATATTCCGTTGTTTAGTGATAAAGATATAGCTACTTCCTTAACAAAAACAGTTCTTGATAGTGTTCGCCAAAATACCAACCTTACTAGAGCTCTTCTATTTGCACTTACATTTGCAGGTCATAAAGGCAATTTAAGTAAGTTCATGAAGTTTATTGAAGATGGGGACTACTTTGAAGGTTTTCCTACAGTAGAATCGTTTATTTTAGTTATAGATTATACTGAGTTAACAGCTGCATTATTTACATTAAATGGTGTTCCTTGTACTCCTGAACAATCAGCGTTAAATTCATTAGATAATGCTACTTGGGTTAAGTATTGGCTTCAGGAAAATAAAGAATACAACGTAGGAACTAATACATTAGGGGTAGATTTTCGTCAAATTACTACTACTCCAGTACCCCCTCCTGCAACTGGGTATACCATAATACCTTCTGCTAACCATTTTGATATTAATATAACAGATACTTTAGCTACTGAAGATGACGTATTAGCTGATGAACGATGGCAAGTAGATTTTGGTGCAATTAATTATAACGTAACGCCAGATACCTATTCAGTTGGTGTATATAACGCACCAAATGTGGGAAGTATAAATAGAGTTCTTTCATATACAGTACCCACTAAACCCTTACAACTACATTATATTTCTTATTACTATAGAGATAGTGCTCCGTCTAGGCAGTATTTGTTTTTGTATAAAGTAGGAACTGGTGTGTACGTTGATTTAGATACGGTAGAAAGTGCTATTAATATAGATAATGCTGTATTGCAAACAATGCCTGCTATTCCATTACGAATAGGTAATTCTAATTATACTACCTTTGGTGCAACTAAAGCTGCTCAAATTGAAGATATATGCGACATAATTAGTGTTGACGCTGAAGGAACAATAGACAGAATTATGAGTGATCCTAATTCAAATCCAGGAGATATAGATAATGTCTATATTAATTTTGGTGTACGTATGTGGGATACCAGTCAAGTAGGTTTATCATATTTATTTAATATGTTTGAAAATTTATATCCTTCACAAGGTACTACTCAAGGTACTTATAATAACGCCGGAACAGGAGATGATAAACCACAAAATAATATCATTACTGAAACAGAAGATAATAAACAAATATTTCAGTGGTCATATATTACATATGAGCATTTTACAGTAGCTGAAATTAACGCAGATAGTGGTAGTACTGAAAACGGCATATACTATTCAGATTTGTCTAGATTTGATTCTAATAATCTTTTGCTAAATCGATATTACAGTTCTTCTGGAAAAGGCACATATAATGTTGGGTATAAAGCAGATACATTAGCTGAAGTACAAGATTTTCTAGATGGTAATGGTGTAGTAAATCCAGGTACAACTACTGCAGAAGCAGCTAATTGGATGCAACCAACTATTAGAATGGGCTATAACAATACTACTCCAAATTTATTAGAATCAGATGGAACTGCTAGTACTTTGATACACATAACTCCGGATATGTGTTACGAAAATAATGGATCAGGTGTATTGAAATTAGTTCAGCAAGCTTCAGAACCTACAACTGTAGGGCAGTCAATTACCTACTATTGTTGTAAACCTTCAGGATTAGATGCTTATACTGTAGTTGCTCCAATTGGTGCTTTAAGAGTTGTTGATGGAGATACTTCTAAATTTAAATTTGTTAAATTTAATCTGGGACATAAAAATGATTTAATGGTCCCATTTATTCATACGTTTATTAAGGATTTATCTAATCCTATAGTTACTAAATTACTATTAAAAGGCTGTCATGCCTCTATTTACATTGCCCATTACGAAGTTATCCAACCTGAAGGAATGAGTATTTGGTTGGCTGTAGTAATGCTTATTGTTATTGTTGTTATTATTGTTCTTGCTTGTTATTTCGGACCTGAATTTGGAGAGATAGGCGTATCTATAGTAGCGGCTCTTTTAGAATACGGAGTAATGCATGTAGTAACTCAATCGCTTATTAAATGGGTACTATGGGAAATAGTAAAAGTACTAGTTGTAAATTATATGGTACAAATTATTATTACAGAAATAGCAGGTAGTAACGAAGAATTAGCTATGATACTCAGCGTAGTTGCTGCTATAGGTACAACGTTTGCCGGTAGTGGAGAGGCCTTTACTGGTATGGATTACGCTGATATATTTATTAGATCTGTTGATAATATTAATTTAGTTGTTGAGGTTAAACGAGTACGATTAGAAGAAGAATTAGCTGATTTAACTGAATTAGATGAAGCAGAAAAAGCACAAAAAGAAGAAAAACTTAAAGAGTATAGAAAGACACTTGAAGATTATAAAGATGCTCTTAAACCAAAGGATTATTCATATATTGATACACGAGTAGTACCTGGTGCTGTTGTAAATGCAGAAGCATTTTATTCAATGCAAAATGGATATTATGAGTATGCCCTTACCATACCTTATGGAATTGAAGAGAGTATTAACCAAAAAGTTGAAAGCATACCAATATAGTTAACTAGTTATATAAAAATAGACAATTTTATTGAATAGAGGTAAAGTTTAAATACATACAATAGGAGTAACTTATGCCCCCGAATAAACAAAAATTATCTACATGGAAAAATGGAGCTGGGCAATATGTGCCTGAAAGTGAAATACTTGATTTTCTTGGAAAAAATTCTAAAAGAAGACCAGATGGAACTATAGGCATAGATTGGGAAGGCAAACGAAATAGAAACAATTCAGGGGAATCTCAGTTAGATATGTTTAAGAATTTAGAAAGATTGAATGTTAATCCAAATGGGATACCCCCACAGTTACCTTTTGTTGCTCAACCTCCTACTGTTACACCTGGGTATGGAGGAAATGCTGAAAGAGATATGGAAGAACTTATGCGACAAATGCAACTAAAAGCAGCTCAAACTAATTCCAATAGAAGGAATTCAATGTTTGATGAACTTAATTAATATAAGTAAGGAGATTAAACATGTATCACAATAACCCATCAGGATCAGGTTTTAATTATGAACCGTATAAATCTAACCTATCTACCCCACAAAATAGCCCAACTAACTGGGGAAAGTTAGCACAACTTCAGCAACCAGAAATTGGTAGTATATTTAGTAGTAATCAAATGAATCAAAACACTTTGCAAGATGGTTTATCTACTGGTCCAGATTATGGCAGTATGGCAAACCTTCCTCAAAAGGGTACTGATTGGATGGGTTGGGCAGGTAAACTTGGTTCTGGAATGGAAGGACTTAGTCAATTAGCTCAAGGTTGGGCTGCTATTAAAGGTATAGGTCTAGCAGAAGATCAATTAGGGGAAAATAAACGTCAGTATAATCAGAACTTTGGTCAGCAGATGAGAGCATTTGAAGGAGATAGAACTAGAGCTAATACACGTATTGACGATCAAAATGCGTGGAAATCTGCTCAAGGTCGTACTGATCTTGGAAAACTAATAGCTTAATTTAGGAGAATAGTTATGGCTCAACCACTAATTCCAATTACTTGGAGAAATGTTACTGGTCCCAGTAATGCTTCTGCAAACGCTTTACTATCTAAATCCGGTGAGCAATTAGGTAATGCTCTTTCTGGATTAGGTAATACTGTTGATGACTATGCAGCAGATAGACAAAAGAGAGAAACAGATGCATTTGTTGCTGAACTTAATGCTCTTGGTAGTGATGAAGAGCGACAGGATCTATTAGGTAGAGCTGAAAAAGGATGGCTTGATATGGGTCAAGCTAATACTGCTGTAACTGAAAGGAGGGCTCAGGACTTCTTAATAGCAGATGAAGGTAGAGCACAGGAGCAAGAAATTAGAGCACAAGAGCAAGCACTTATGAGTCAAGAAGCTCATGACAGTACAATGGCAACTAATGAACAACAAAGGACTCAAATTGATACTAGAGCTGCTAGGGAGGTACTTAATAATGCTTATACAGATACACAACGGGCACAAAAACAAAAAACTTATACTGATCAAGAGCCAATAAGAGCAGAAAAATTACGAGTAGCTAAAGAAAATATAGAAAACAATAAAAGAGTAAAACAAGCTAAAAAAGATTTAGCTGTTTCTACTGGTAATATTGATACAGATAGAACTCGTCTTAATGAAATGAGGGCTATTCTTAGAGCACAAGGAGTATCAGAAGCTCAAATTACTGAAGCTACTAGTAGATCACAAAAACATGTATTAAAGAACTTTGCAAAGAGCATTGATGCTGATGCTGAGATGATGAACATCTTAGGTCTTCCTGACATAATTAATGAAAAAACTAATAAAAGTGTAGCTGCTACAACAAAAGATGTAGGAATTGATGACTACACTGCACAACTAGATAAGGATTTAAATGACGCATTAACTAGTAAAGTAATGGAAGCTATTCCTGGACTTACAGATATTGAAGTAGCTGAGCAAGTAGCTAAAATAAGAAGTAAAAGCATAGGAAGTAATAAAAAGTTTAATGTTATTAGAAAAGTACAAAAAACTGCACTAGACGTAGCTGCAAAAACACAAACAGCAATGGCAGAGCAAGCAGTTGCAACAATTCAATCTGAAACTGTTGCAAATAAAGAGCAAGCACTGTTTATGGCAGATGCTAAACTCAAAGGAGTTGTAGATAGCATTAATCCTATCTTAACAGAACATTACAATAAGAAAGGCGGGGAGATCCCATCGAACGTTTTAGATAATGCAGTCCGTAGACTTGATGATATTTTACAATCTAGAACTAGTACGCAGCAATTTGATAAAGGAAAAAGAGCAGTTATTATATTAGATTTCTTACAAAATAATAGTGAAGTAGGTAAGTGGGGAGAACATGACATTATAATAGATCTTAATGAAGATGGTCAAATTAATGATAGTTTTATGGGAACAAGTCAAGATGAAGAAATAGGAGATGTGCAAGTAAGTCAGGAAGATAAAGTATTTAGAATGATGATGGAAAAATCAGGTTCTAAAAAATACAAAAGTGTAGTTAAAGAATTTATGGATCCAGTAAATGCCCTAACAGTTAAAAGTAATAACGAAGAAATTAAAACATTAAAAAATCGAATAAAAAATATGGGTACGTTTCAGGGAGTTGGGTTAAATTTACTGAATTCTAATTCTTCAGTAAAAAATACAGAAGCTAGAATTAAGAAATTAGAAGCTGAAAATAAAAAAATAGAAGATCAAAAAATAGCAGATAAAAAGGAGCAATAAAATGGGCAGTATTCAAGATACTATTGCAGCTGCCAAAAATAGTTTTAGTTCTAATACAGCCAATGCTAAACAAGAAGCTATGCTTACAGTAGCTGAAGCTAAAACAGCATTAATGTCTGAAGTTACTAATCAATTATCTGCCACTAACTCACTTAATCTTAAACAACAATTTTCTGATGTAGTAACGGATGCACGTAAGGAATTCCGTATTGGTGTTCCCGATCCTAAAGAAGTTATTAAAACAGAAAATAATATCCAATACCTTGCTGATGGAAGCATAAATATAATTACTGCTACAGGAGGACTTTTAAGAAATGTACGTAAAGATCGAGTAGCTGATTTATTAGCTATTGAAACTCAACGTAGCAGAGATATTAAAAAAGAAGAAAGACTTGGCATTAAAGCAACTCCAACAACTAATTTACTTAGTACAGGAGTTAAAGTGTTAGGAGATATAGCTGTTGGGGGACTACAAAAAGCTTCAGATATTACTGGAGTAGGTACGTCTTCTCAGACTATTACTGCAGAAGTTGATAAATACAATTCAAGTATAGTTCCTTCTTTATTTGAAGAATTTAATAAAAAGCCTATTTCTAAAAAGTCTTTAGATACTTATAAAAATATAATGGAACGAATGGGGCAAGATAGTCCTCAATTTTCTTCTGATGAAAAATCTTACATAAATTCTAAAGAATTTCAGCTTATTTCTGGGTTAGAAAATAATGTTGCTAATTCAGAAAAAACATATGAAAAAATTGAATCAGTAGCAAAAGGAATACAAGAGAATATTCCTACTGATCATGCAGACGATGTTGCATCATCTTTAGCATGGAACCGTGCTGTTGAAGATAAAGGTATTGGTTCTGCTGTATGGACTACATTAACTAGAGATTGGAAACAATTAGTTAAACAGGGTTATGAAAGTATTCCGTATATGATCGCTTTTACAGCAGGCGGTCCTTTAACTCAAGGAACTGTTTTGTATGCGCTAGCTGTAGCTAAAGCTAGAGAAGTTACTACTAGTTTTATTACAGAACATAAACGTGATCCTACTGATGATGAACGTATGCGCATTGAGTTCTGGGCAGGTGCTGCTACTGTAGCTGAGAAATTTGGTGATATGGCTGCTGTTGGTGCTATACCATTTGCTAAGCTTGGTAGAGCTAATGGCATACTTAATAAGATATCTAATGAAACTTTAGATACTGTTAAATTTGCTATTGATAAAACAGGATTAGTATCTAAACCTTTATTAGCCTTAAGTGGAGAAGCAGTATCTGGAGGGCTTACGGCTGTAGGTGAAAAAATGGCTATTCAAGGGAACGTAGGTTCTGGAGATTTAGCAGATATATCTCAAGCCATGTTAGCTGAAGCTATAGGTACTGTAGGAGGTATTGGTGGAATAGTTGCTGGTAAGTTAGCAGTTAATACTGTTAAGGCTACTAGCAAGTCTATTATGGACCCTTCTACTTTAGAAAAAAATGAAGATTACCTTAAAAAAAGATTAGCAGATACACAAGAGCAATTAGCTAATATTGATAGACGAAAAAATATTGATATAGCCATTAAAGAACAAGGTCCATTTTCTGAAGCAGCTCAAAAAGAAAAAGATACTTTAGGAGGGCCTATTTTATTTGAGAATACTCCTGAATCTAATGAATTAAAAAAAGAATTAGAAAAAATTAAAACTCAAATAGCAGAACTTAAAGAAACTGGTAAAGTTTCTGGTGAACAGATTGAATTAAATCTTACAGAAACAGGAGTAGATAATTCAGAAGCTGCTGAAACAGAATTAACTAAGCTACAGCGGCAAGAAGAAGCTATCGAAAATGAATTACTTACTCCAGTAAGTGCTGAAGTTGAATCAAAAATATTAGCAGAACGAAAACAACAATTAGAAAAACAGCGTAGTGAATTAGAGACTATGCTTAAAGAAGGAAAATTTTCTAATAAAGAGTTAAAGAAACAAGTTGAAGATCTAGCAGATGATAATGTTGCCCCAACAGACGGCACAGTAATTTCTGATTCAGAATTAGATAAAGAATTAGATGATATTGGTGATGGTCAAACCCCGCCAACTTTAAAAAAGTTACAAACACTAGTTAAAAGAGTATTAACTCCTGAACAAAAAACTAAAATTACATCTGTTTTAGATAAATCATTAAATAAAGTATTAGATGTTACTGAGTCTACTTTTAATATCTTTGGTAGTAATTTTTTACAAGAAGCACTTAATCCTGATATTACTCCTGCTCAATTAAAAAAATTAGAAGAAACAGCTGAAACGGATAAAGATAAACAAGTTGTTAAATCGGTAAAAGAGCTTAAAGCACTAAATGAAAGACTACAAAAAGAAAATGTACCTACACTTGAAAAAGATTTAAAAGAAGTTAGTGAAGAAGTACTTGATGGTGAATCAGCTAGATGGAAAGGGGTAAACACCTATCTTAAGGAGATTAGAAAGCTGTTTACAAGTACTGATTCCGACATGACTAAAAGAGATGTAGACAGACGTGATTTAGAAATTACAAATATTAAAAATAAGATGCGTAATCATGTAGAAAATATTAATCAAAAAATTACTACATTTTTAGCTGCTAAAGCACAATACGATAAACTGAAACTACCTAATA